CCTGTGGTAGTATCAAATGATAAAACGTTACGTGTCGGGGACGCATAACTTGGATCGAGTTGGATCGCGTTCACGACGAATAAATTCGATTTCGTTGTACTCGTTGATTTAAGTGTGATTTTATTTACAAAATCGATGTTTGAAGTTATTTCAATACCAGTTGTTGCATTTGAAAACCGGACGACGTTTGATGTCACGTTACCTTCATCGACAACACTCGCTAACGTTGGTGTCGCCGTTTGTATACCCGAAAGTTGGGAACCGTCACCAAAAAAGTAACTTGCCTCAACGTTACCATATACATTCAAAGTGAAATCTTGACCTTGTTTTATAGTTATATCAGAATCACCTGCGTGATTATCGGTAAAACCTATAGCAAACTCCGTTCTAGTTTGGTCGTACCCTACGTATACATTATCTGTATCAGATGGGCGTGCAAGTAATAAACCGGAATCGACTGACGCTGATGCATCGCCAAGTTGAATGATTGGATCTTGAACAATAAGATTTTGTGTGTTTACGGTTGTTGTTGTACCACCTACGAGTAAATTACCTGTAATTTCTGTGTCCCCTTCGACGCGTAATTCATAATCACCGAGACTGGGTGTACCTGTACCTACATAAATAGTGGAAGCACTTATAGTGTTTGCACCCTTGATAGTACCATACATTCCGTTTGTAGCAACGACATTATCAGAGACAACATTACCATAAAGTGTAATTGCATTCACATTATCCCCCGAGACATTACCATAAAGTGTAATTGCATTCACGTTATCAGAGACAACATTACCATTCAAAGTAATCACGTCTACATTATTACCAACAACGTTACCATTCAAGGTAATCACATCTACATTATTACCAACAACGTTACCATAAAGTGTAATTGTATTCACATTATCCCCCGAGACATTACCATTCAAAGTAATCACACTTACATTATCTCCCGAGACGTTACCATAAAGTGTAATTGCATTCACATTATCCCCCGAGACATTACCATTCAAAGTAATTACACTTACATTATCCCCCGAGACATTACCATAAAGTGTAATCGCATTCACATTATCCCCGGCAACGTTACCATTCAAAGTAATCACGTCTACATTATTACCAATAACGTTACCATTCAAAGTAATCGCATCTACATTATTACCAATAACATTACCATTCAAAGTAATCGCATCTACATTATTACCAACAACATTACCATTCAAAGTAATTGCCGTCAAATCACCGTGTACCACAGTTAAGTTATTTTGAACTAATGTATTACCTAGTATATCAAAGGTAATTACATGGTCAGGATCTTGGTAATGCAAAATATGATCATCTGTAAATGTATTTTGTGTATACCCTAACGAAAACCTATGTTCATCTGCATGGTAAATTAAAGCAATATTGGCATAATCACCATCATCTTTGTGTTCCATCAAAATACCCATATCGAGGTTATGAACTGCATTATTTGCACCCAAACCAAAAATTCTATCTTGTATAACAACATTATTTGATGAAAAAGTTGTTGCGTTACCAGTAAACGTTAAATTACCAGTAAATTCGGCTTCTGCTGCATCTATAACATATTTACCACCTGCTGTTACATATGCAGGTGATTTAATAAGATTACCTGTAGTTTTATCAGCCATTGTTAGATAATTGTTTGTTGGATCCGTTAAACCAGAAATAAAAATATTACTTCCAATGTGAACGTTACCACTCGATATGAAACCGGTTGTTGCGTGCGTTGATTGTATGGTATTTTGCGTCGAGTTACTCCACGACGTAACCATATCCAAAGTTTGGTTATTTGCACTCAAATTTGAAGCGAGTATCTTTTTGAGTTCATTACCTGTGCTGTTTACGTAGACGTAAGTTGGCTGTGCATAAACTTCCTCTGCGTTCGGAATATCATTCGAACGACCAACACCCGTAACAAGAATTTTCTCACCGGATTTAACAACTATACCAACGTTTTGTATTTTATCCGTGTTATTAAATGGGACTGTATTCATTAACCCACCGGGTGTGGTGTTACTTACATAAAGTATTTCACCTTTTTGAAAATTCGTGTCAAACGTCATACCAAACGTACCAAAAGTAACGACGTGTCCGTTATTGTTTTGGTTTATAGAACCATCCATAACAATACCTATAGCAGGCATGGTTGAAGCACTCGATGAATCCGCTTTTCTTACTTCGGGTGTATCTCCCGAACCATCGTGTATATAAACAACATCACCTTTTGAAAGTGCTTCACCCGCTTTTACTTCTATGGAAGTAAAATCTATATAATCGTCTATCCAGTTCCCATCGATATAAAGTAAACTTTTATGGTCGTTTGGATCCGTTATGATGACATTCGATAATTGATTTAACTTAACTTCGACGTTAGACGTAAGATCTGTCGTAAACGCCGTGTGTGCGTTTGTAAACAGAACCGTATTTGATGTCGTATTACCCGCATCCGTAACTTGTTGAAGAGTGACGTTCGAGAGAATACCACCGTCACCTTTAAAGAACCCGGACGTTGTTTCTATATTATTTGTTACGTATACATTATCTGCAATGACATTGCCATAAAGTGTAATCACGTCTACATTATTACCAATAACATTACCCGTTAAAGTAACAACATCTACATTATTACCAATAACGTTACCGTTTAGTGTAATGGCTGTTAGTTCACCCGATGTAAGTGTTATATTATTCTGTGCTATTATGTTACCGTAGACGTGTAAATCTATTACGTTCGCCAAATCGGGTGTGATTTCGGTATCTAAAGAATTGTTTAGTGTGTAGCCGATCATTATTTCTTTTTCGTCGCCTCTAAAAGTTACAGTTGGACTCGCATTACTGTTGGGTTGTTTCATGATAATACCAATATCTGTCGATGTTTCAGTGTTATTGTTTGCGAGACTTATAACGGCATCTCCGAAAGTTGTATTTATTGTATCAATTGTTGTTGTTGTACCTTCGACGAGGAGGTTACCTTTTACGTGTGCATCTTTTTGTACGGTAATATAGTCTGTTTTTGTGTAATTCGATACGTTTACGTTCCCCGTAACTTCGACGACGTTTGACCCTAGTGTATCTATAATAACATTCGAACCAATCAAAGCTTTTCTCGAAGTAAACGTGTTCCCCGTAACTTCGATGACGTTAGATCCTAGTGTATCCATAACAAGGTTCGACCCAACTAATGCTTTTCTCGAAGTATACGTATTGCCCGTAACTTCGACGACGTTAGATCCTAGTGTATCCATAACAAGGTTAGACCCAACTAAAGCTTTTCTCGAGGTATACGTATTCCCAGTAACTTCGACAACATTAGATCCTAAAGTATCTATAGTAACATTCGACCCAATCAAAGCTTTTCTCGAGGTAAATGTGTTCCCCGTAACTTCGACGACGTTTGACCCTAACGTATCTATAGTAACATTCGACCCAATCAAAGCTTTTCTCGAGGTAAATGTATTCCCCGTAACTTCAACGACGTTAGACCCTAGTGTATCCATAACAAGGTTAGACCCAACCAAAGCTTTTCTTGAGGTATACGTGTTCCCCGTAACTTCAACGACATTAGACCCTAACGTATCTATAGTAACATTTGACCCAATTAATGCTTTTCTCGATGTGAACGTATTACCGGTCACAACTAATATATTTGAACCTATATCGTCTACGAATAAGTTCGAACCAACATCTAACGTGTGTATACCATGCGTATTCTGTATACCAACATTACCGTTCGTGATCAAAGCTGGGCCATTTGCATAGTTAAACTCAACTGTTCTAGAAGCGGTTGTATTACCTTGTAAAACGATATTGTTTAAATTCAAGTTTGAAAGAAAATAGCTATCACCATGGTAAAATGCCGCACTTACGTTACCCGTGGTACTAAATGCGTTTATGGATGCAGTTGGGTTTTGTAAAAACGTAGTCGAACCTAAACTTAACCCCGTTATAGTTGGATTGTTATTAGCAATACCAATATGATCTAATGTAATCGAATCTGTATCTATTCTACCCGAAACCTGAATTTGATTAGTTACACTAGAATCTATTAAAACAGAAGGACCCACGCGTACTTCACCTCCTTCAGTTACATGAAATTGTGAACCTACATCGAGTGCGTGTGTAGGACTTGTATTATGTATACCGACATTACCAGTTGTTACAAACGCGGTCGTATCATTTATAAAACGAACCGTATTTGATGTAACGTTATCATTATTCGTCGCGTATTGTAAATTAATCGAGAAAAGATCAACCGCGGGTACATTCGAATCTATAATTTCCTTGGTTTCTGTGTTATACGTTAACATGGTTATATCCCTGGATGTTATATCATCTTCTTGACGAAGTGGTGTCATGTAAATACTCCCTGGAACCGATGTATCTATAGCTGTATTTGAAGCATTGAATACGATCGTGTTTTCGCCCTGGTCGTCCGTAGCGTGTTTACCAAACCGGATTTTGGTAGACCGCTCGATGGTCGGTATGTTTTTAACCATTTAATATAGGTACGTATTTTAATTTGCGTAAATGAGGCCGGCCATACCATTTTCTATACGAAGTATGTTATAGTTTACGGCATATATAGGATCATTTATGACCATGGTCTGGCTAACCACCTTTGCTGAATCTAAACGACTAAAATTGAGTGTTCCCGTCGGCTGGAGTGAACTTGTTGATAAACAAAAACAGTATAAGAAGAAATCTGGTGATGTGACGAAATTTGTATGGTAATAGTTCATAACATCTATGAAATGCGGTTTCGCCCATTTAAAATTACCAATATCTAACCCGTTTATTTCGATTTTAATTTTATTTGTTGTAGACGTTAAAGCACCTTCAGTTGTTGTATCTGAAGATGCAATATACTTAACTGGGTGGTTAAACGTCAATTCTTGAACTAATTCATTGGATGGAATACTTTTTTGAACCTGTGTAATAATTAAATCATGGTTACGGGAAACGAGATTACCGCGTTCTTCATTGTCTAAATAATAATAGTTTGAATAACATTCAAAGTTATAGTTACCTGCATCCGGGCCCCAGTATATACGTAATTCTACGTTATGGTAATGTAAAGAGACTATGGGTAAAGCACACTGTGGACCTTCACAAAAAAAGAATCTAAATGGATAAAAATACGAGCGTGCGCTTACACCTGGGTGTGTACCTATAGCACTTTTTGATACGTTCGTTGCAAATGTATCAATAGCTATTTTTTCGGTAAAGATGGCATCTTGTGTATCTATGACCTGACCACCAATAAGAAGTTCGACTTTATCGATAAGTGTATCCCAGCGTTGAATATCGAGTGCTTGTGCGTTATTATCTATAGTAAGGTACGTATACCCTAATAAATCCCCTGTTCGGTCAAACCGAATAGATGACATGGAATTACCTTTCACAGCCCCTTGTATTGTCTGTTGTTCGACGGACTGTGAAAAGTTAGAATGCCTTTTAAACGTTGATGTAAAAAAAGATATTTCTGGTTCACCCATAATGTATTCATCTTGAGCACCTATGGCGATGAGTTGAACAATACCAGAAGACATTTATAATAAGAAAAGTTTAAAAATATGCGTTATTTACTGCCCTGTAACGAATGGTAAATTTTTTTGTTTACATACGAATTTAAAAATAAAAAAGTTATCATCTGTACCCTGTATAGTATTACCATCTTGGTTAAATAATGTAAATGTTAATCGGTCTATTTTTCGTATAGGTGTTGAATATTGTTGAACGACTGGGTAGTTATCTTTGAAAATAATTTGCGATACTGTGCCACCACCACTTATCAAACTTCCAAATGAGTTGTTTACTTTAGATATAACTTCCTGATTTTCATACCCATAAATATTTGATGTTCTTTGTGAATAATTCGTATCGAGTTCGTTCACAGAAATATAACAAACGTTAGAATTTGTAGTTGTAATTTGTGCAGCTACAAGTCTCGCCTGAACAATATTTTCTAGTGTTTGTTGAAGATGAACAGTAAACGTATTCTTACTTAACTGACCTATAGTATCAACTGTAATCGTATGATACTCGTGTTCGAAATCAGGTAAAGATGACTGACTAGTCACTAAAGCCATTTATATATACCGGAGATTTTACTTCATCTTATAACCCGCTTGTTCCTGGACGAGTTTTTGGCCGTTGCATACACCACCAACACTATTCGAATAGTAAGCGGTTTTCAAACATTCTTCCGATGATGGAATGTCAAACAACGAACCCGTGTTTACAGTTTCGATTTCAATTTCTTTGCCCTGGTATCCACTGGTACGAAACATCGTGAGGACACACAAAAGGAGTACGACCATAAGCATAGCTCGAAGAGTATTTTTGTTAGTGGAGTTAAGTTTCATTTATATTGAAACAACATTTTTTATAAAGTGCGTTAAAGAGAATAGAATAGTTTCAATATAAAGAGTAATGGACGGAGAGATTATTCTTGATCGTAGAGATACAAATATCATGAAA